AAAGGAACGTCTTTAATATTGATTATCTCAAACCATTCTTTTTTCCATTCGCCTCCTTCATCTGGTGCTGGTCTCTGTTGGTACTGTCCTGCGAACGTGTACTGATTTGCTTGTCTTATAGATTCAAGTTCTTTAAACGTGTGTTTCTGCTCCCATAGCGGCTCGTTCTTTTCATTCAATGCTGGTAAACATAAATGCTCCCACTCTTCACCAGAGCCACCGTCTAAAAGATACCCGCTTAAATCATCCTCATGTAACCGCTGCATAATTAAAATGATAGGTGTATCTCTACTGTTCACCCTTGACCGTATTGTATTATTATAACGTTCGTTTACTGATTTCCTTTTTATCTCACTAAAAGCATCATCTGGTTTTAACGGATCATCAATTATAATAGCACCACCAAACCCTCCTAATGTTGTAGAGCCTGCTCCAAATCCTGTAATTGCACCTCCAGAAGATGTAGCGTAAACACCACCTCCATCATCGTTAAACCATTTACTTTTACTTTGTGCGTCCTTCTTTAGATTCATACTCCAAAGGTTCTGATAAGCATCTGAATTAATATACTCTTTTGTTTGACTGGAATTATCTAAGGCTAAAGAATCAGAATAAGATAGGTGTATAAATTTAGATGAAGGGGTTTTGGCAAGACACCATGCTATGAACATTTTAATGGCTAGCTCTGTCTTTCCATATCTTGGAGGTATGTTTACTATCAGTCGTTTTATTTCACCGTTGTAAACACGCTCTAATGTACTGGCTATTTGTTCTAAGTGTTGTGAGGGTATAAACTTTCTATTGTGGTTTTCTTTATACATGTACCTAGCAAACAATAATAAGTTATCTTCTAAAGGAACTCTAATTGCATCTTTTGCGGTCATCTAATAATCTTTAAAAAACTTATCTTTGATTGATTGTAATTCTTTTTGGGTGATTTGTTTCTCCTCTATATTGATGTTGGTGTTCTCAATTTGTTGCTTAGGCTTACCGTAGAGATACTCAAAGAATAATTTAACCGCCCATCCTTGACCATCTTGCAAAGAGTCTTTAAGAGCCTTGTATGCTGCTGGTGCTAATGGAGATAGTTTCTCTATTAGTTTGTGTTCGTCAGCCTTAGAAGGTCTCCCTCCGTTTGTCTTATGTCCTCCGTTATTTTTTCTCCCATCCATAATTAATATAAATTAATTAATTAATTCCAATTTTCTTTATAAAATACAAACTCATAATAAACATTACTATGGTCTGTAAGCATCATCTGCATTTCTCCTATCCCACTATCTAATAATATATCTAAGTGATCCTCGTTAAACATTTTAAAAAAACATAAGATAAAGTGATAAAGCCGTTCCCATTAAAAGAAACACTTCTACTACTTCTGGATTAAATAACATAAATTCTTTTATCTTTTCAAATATACGATTCATAAACAGTATCTAAAGAGTTTGATATGTATATTCTTTTTTGTCCTGAGTCTTTACAATTATCACAAAGATCAGACATCTTATACTGTATTGCGAACACCTTAGCATATAAGTCTATTATCAATTGTATATCTTCTAGCTCCCATTTGTTAATTTGTCTTCTGCTTCTGTATTTCTTATAAGATTCTATATCTTTGTCGTCTAAACATCTTACGGCTTTCCTCTTGTAATTAACTAAATCGTTTAGATATGTCTTTCGTGCTTTACACCCGCAATCTTTAGGTAATACTTTCTTTAGAATCTTCTGTACTGGTTTTAATACTTTCTCTATTGTATCGCCTAAACCCTCTGATTTCTTTTTACTGCTCATCTTTAAAGTCTTTTAGTAGTTGGCTTGTTGTCTTTACTGCAAATGAATTTTCCCAATAGTAAACCCCGTTCTTAATATCGTATAGATTGTAATGGTTTTCCCCAACCCACTCTGTAAATTTAAGCTGTCCGTTTTCCATTCTTCTTTTCTTTATAATCTTCTCCTAGTATTTTCTTCTTTGCTTTGTTTGTATGTCTACGTACAAATTGATAGTTTATATTAAACTCCCTTTCAATCTGTCTAAGTGATTTGTCGTAAGAATGGATAAGTAATTGCTGCTCCCACCATTTTAGTTTATTCGCCATGTTTAATATTCTTAAATCTTTATCATCAAAATCATTCTCTAAAGGAGGCTCTACTAATATAGTATTTTCTAAAGTTCCCTGTTTATCGTTATCATCAATTCGCTCCGTACTATAAACATAATCAAAACTTAAATCCTTTATCTTCTTACAATGATCTCTAAATAAATTGTAAATAACCCATCCAACATAGTTCTCTGTTAGTTTCTCTGGCTCTACGTTGTAGTTATAGATGCGTAGATACATAAGGTTGGTTAGTTCATCTGCTAAGTCTTTACACTTACAGATGTTAAAGGCTGTTTGCCTCCAAAGTTTATCTTTCTTAGATAGTTCTTCTAACAGTGGGATATAAAATATATTTAAAAAAAGCGGCTAGGAAACCTTACAAACCTAACCGCCAAACCTTAACCAATACTAAACCAATTATAAAATGATATTCTTAAAATGCTAATATACAACATTTATTTTGTTTTTAAACTATACATTTATCACTTATTTTGTTTACGTGTCATACGCTTTTCAACTACTGATAAAATTCATTTCTGAAGAGGAAACGACATTTTTATCAGAATGTTAATTAAAGGCTTAGTATATCTTCAATCTTATGTAGAAACTTTATTTTCTCGCTACGGTAAGGCGTGTTTGTTTTTCCAATCTTAGGGTTCTCCTCTTGCTTTATGTCGCTTCTTACCCAGTTCAAAAGGTCTTTTATTTTCTTATCCTTTAACTGTTCGCTTTGCCCTACAGCATCAGGTATAGTTAATTTTCTCTCTAGTTCGTTTATGTATAGTTGTGCCTTGTATGGTAATTTATGTATTTCTTCTCTTGTCATAATTTATTTATTTTAAAACTAACCTTTTCCATCCTTCTGATCCATCTAATTAAGAGTGCCCCTCCTATTATAAAACTACATGGTATTCCTACTATGTACAAATATGCTACTGGACTTGTGTACAATATAAATACTGTTGGAGTGATTATACATACCGCCAAACATAATATTATTGTTATTATTTTCGTGTTCATAATGTTAAATTTTTACTTTTAGTTCTGTTAATATCCGTTTTGTATCCCTTTATACCCAATTCTTTGGGCTATAAAAACTACTAATATAGCCCATAAATTATTAATTACTGCTGTGTTAAAATTATTAATGCTAGTATTAACTCACATTAACTGTGTTTTTGTACGTTATTGTGTACATTTACCCTCGTTCAATAGTCAAGGGTAATGGTTGCCCTCGTTAATTAAAGATATGTGTTAGTCTTGCTACTTGTCCATGTTCTTTATGGTGTATAAAAGCCTCTACTGCTTCAACTACTCCCGTATATCCGTTTCTATGATGCCATGAATCTGATGTACTTGGACTTCTTAAACTCTCTACGGTGCAGCCAATCAAATCTTTTGCTGTCTTGTGGTGTACGTGGTGAGTGTAAAAGTATCTATTGATACACTTAGTCCAATGTTTACTTTCGTGAGCCATTAACGCCCCCAAATCGTTTGTCTTCGCTCCATCTCCGTGCGTAGTACCTATTAAGTTATTACCATACTTAAAATATTTCCTATGTGCTATTGAAATGTCAAACGTAATGTTTGGATTACTTCTAAAATGCGCCTCTATTACTTGTGCTAACATAAACCCACTCATATAATCGTGGTTACTTGGGTTGAATGTAAAATGTACATCAGCAATAGGTATCAACATTTCTAATACATCTACATAAAGGTTCTTAGCGGTTATGAAATTCTCGTACCACATACCATCTGTATCTTGTGGAGTTCCAGAAGTGGTAACTCTTTTTGGCGTGTCTATGTGAAGTATGTCATTACCACCTATGAAGTTAATCTTATCTATATTAAACCCGCTGGACTTATCTAAAACACCTTGCACTCCTTCCAATACTCTCTTAACTGCTACCTGTTGGTTGTAGTCTTTGCCTGTTTCTAACCTTGAACATAGTTTACCTATGTGAATATCAGCAGGATCAAGAACCATTAAATGGCTGTCTTTTGTTTTAGTTCTCTTAATTGTAGGATACTTTGGAGAATACTGTGATAAGTCTTCTATTAGTTTTTTAATAAAAGCATCCCGTTTAGCGGTTTGAAAGTTTGGGTTTTTAATAAATAGACTGTCTTTCTTCGACTTTAACCAGCCGTGTTTAACATCGTCTATGTTTACATCTTGACCTTCAGCTGCATCTTTTAAGCCTCTGTAGTCTTTAATCATTTTTACTTCATCCTCCTTCAATCTAAATCTGTTCTTGCCTGTTTGCTTTTTGTTCATCCTAATCTAATTTTTAAAAGTTCAATTAATGTATGCTCGATTTTTATAGTCATTATCTGACCGTTTAGTATAATATTCATTTCATCACTATCTACGGTTAAATCTAAATCTTCATCGTAGTACGCTGGTATAATCCAAAAGCCGTGTATCTTATTGTCATCAATATAAGAATCTACCCATACTTCTGAACCATCATTTGCCATTGTAAAAACTTTAACTATCATATCTTTTAATTTTCATCTTCAAATATTTTTTGCGTAAAGTTAATCTCTTTATCTAACTCAGTGACTAACAGCCTTGCGGTGCGTTCGTCTAGCTTGATAACCGTTTCACCCCTGTAGTCTCCAAAACTTAAATGGTACATTGGGTAATACTTACTCTTTGTTTCTACTTTCTCTACTGTTACATCTGTTTTCATCTGGTTTGTATTTAATTAATATAATGATTGTGTTAATTCGTTTGTTCGTGGTAATCCATCGCCTCCAATTGAAAATTCAAAGTCATCTATTGGAAAGCCTCTAGTGTATGCGAATTTAACAGACGTTGCTTCTTGTCCGTATTCTAATACACAAACAGTTTCCGCTTTTTTCATTACCGCAGAACCTAAATGCCCTGTTGGTCGGTTTGATCCGAAATTAGTATGTAAAATCCCAGTAAGATGACATTGGCTAACGTCCGTCCAACTCATTAATCTTTGCACCATTTCATTACATTGTGTTAAGTCGTTCACATCTGAAACTAAATCAGCGAAGCCATCGATACTCACAAGCCCTATGTTAGACTTAAACTCACTTTCCATAATACACCACTCTATGAATTCTAAACGCTCTCTAAACGTGTATTTACGCAAAGAGAATGGTTTATAGAAATTAGCATTACCTCCGACTAAATCACAAACTCTTTTAAATACTCTTTGCGAATGATAAGCCGACTGCTCTGTATCAAAATCTAAAACAAAACCCTCGCCCACTCTGTGACTTCTAAAGTCTGGTGCGTATGTGTTTGTCTTACCTCCGATGTATGCAGCCATTACAAGAGACTTTAAGAATGATTTCCGAGCCTTTGACGCTCCAACAATACAACTAAAGTTACCATACGTTCCAAATGCGTTAGGGATTGAATCTCCTTTGTACTCATGTGAGCCAATACTAACCGCTACAGGAGGGTGTAATAATTTTTCATTTACATCTACGAAAGCATCTAGTTTCATTTTATTGAAATCTATACCGTCAGAAAGGTTTTCTAGGTTGTCAAGGTTTATTTGTTCCATACTATTGATTTTTTAAATTCATTGATTAAGTCGGTTAGTAGTTTGTTAAAGTCCGTAAAGTTAGCATTTTTTAAAGTATCATTCTTAATCATATTTTCTAACTCATGAGATTTCAACACACTAAGCACCTCCAGCTTCTTTTGTTTTGATCCGTTTGCTATGTCAAATTCAACACCAGAACACATTTCCTGTAATGGTATTGGCGAACCATCATAAACCTCTGACTGCATTAACCACTCTTTTATATTTGCGTATAGTAATGTTTCTATTACATCGGTAAAGTATTTATTTTTAAGCATTGTTTCGAAACAGTTAACCGTATTTATTAAAGTGTTTATAGTTTTAGCATCTTTAACTTTCTCTTTAGAGAATTGTAATTTATACGTTAAATCATTAATTACTGTCTTTTGGTCTTCTATCGTTTGGTATGGTTTCATTTAATTACTGATATTTAAAATAGGTCTATGCGCCACTGTCTCTGTAGTTCTCTCGTTATCTTTGTATTTAGCAACTCCAATATATCCAATTCTTTTTTTATCTAATAATTGTTCAACTGTTTCATTAGAAAAAAACATATCATCAGCTATTACATTTATCTCAAACCCTGTAAAATCACCTTGTTCATACTCTTCAAAGGGAACTTCTATTAAATGATAAGTAAAAATATTATCATGATAACATTGAAAGTATACATCTCTGTCTAAATAACCTTTTAAAAAGTCTTTTAGTTTTTTCAAGTCCACATCCATTACTTCGTTTATTTTTGCCATCTTTGTTTAATTTAAAGTTTAATATATCTTAGTTAATTTGTTAAAAGGTGTGTTTAGCCCCCTATATTTCCGTGTATGTTTACCTTTGATTTTAAAAGGTGTGTTTAGCCCTACGTTACCCATAATAATTTTTTAGCCATCTACACGTGCTACTGCAACGTTAAAAAACTCTTCATCAAGTTCACACCCTATAAAATTTCTGTTTGTGTTCTTACAAGCAACAGCAGTAGTCCCACTTCCCATAAACATATCCAACACCATATCGTTTTCATTAGTACTATTGTTGATATAGTATTCTATTAAATCAGTAGGCTTTTGTGTTGGGTGTACTTTATTTTTAGGCACATCAAACTTGTGTACTGTTTTACTGCCTTTATTATTTATGCTTTTTGCCTTGCCTTTCTTTGCAAAAATTACATATTCAGCATTTTTTAAATACCACCTATTAACAACAGGCTTTTTTTCCCATACTAATAAATTATGCACATAAAACTCACTTTTCTCAAATAGTGTTAAAAACTTGTTTAAGTTTAAAAGGTTAGTAAAAAAATAAATATGGCTTTGCTCCTTCATAATTCTAAACATTTCACACATAAAGTTTTCATTAAAATCAACTTCATTGTGTTTAAATATTTTACCATTATTTTTCCATTTACCCTTATAAAAAGCGTTTGCAGTTTTGGTTTGTCCTCCACTTATTACTTTATAAGGTGGGTCTGTAATAATAGCGTCAATACTATTATCTTCAATCGTTTTCATTACTTCAAGGCAATCGCCTAATCTTAAATCTATCATATATTTTAATTTTTCAAATTAATTTGCCACCGCACAAAAATAACTATGGGTAACACCGTATAAAATCCATTGCGAAAAGCAACGGTTCTTATACAAACCGTTACCCATAATAATTTTTTTAGCCATCTACACGTGCTACTGCAACGGCATAGTATTGTGGGTCTTTCTCTATTCCTATTCCGTTTCTGTTTAGGTTTTTACAGGCTAACATAGTTGTTCCACTTCCCATTGTATTATCCAAAATGGTATCGTTTTCTAAAGAATATGTTTTTACTAAATACTCAATTAATTCTAATGGTTTTTGTGTTGGATGTAAAGGTTTGTTATTACTTGCATTTGCATTTGATACCTCAATTAAATTTTTAGGATACCAAGTTTTATATATTTTATATTCCGTTTTCCCATTACTATTTATTAAGTCGGTTTTATTAAACTCTTTACTTTTTTTCCATTTATTTTTAGGTCTATCAATCATAATAGGGTAATAATTATGTTTAGAATTTCCAAAAACAATAATATCTTCTGTTTGTTGCAATGGTCTATGTTTTGCTACTAAATGACCTCTTGCGGTTACTTTATTCCAAACCCAACTATATTTAAACTTTTTATAATTACTACTAATTAAAGCACTTGTAAAAGGTTGGCTACCAAATAACACTATTGCACCATTACTTTTTATAACTCGATTATATTGTTCCCAAAGCGGCTCAAATGGTATTATACTATCCCATTTACAAGCAGTAGTTCCATAGGGCAAATCGCAAATAATAGCATCAATGCTTTTACTTGGTATTTCTTTCATTACTTCAAGGCAATCGCCTAATCTTAAATCTATCATTCTATTATCTTTATCGGTTAAATAAAAGTGCCTAACAAGGTGTAAAACGCAATAAAAAAAGCGTTTACACAAAACGTTACCCACCATTAAAATTACTTTGTTTGTGGTTCTTCTGGTAGTTCGCACCAATGGGTTACATCTTTCATAAAGCTTTCCCCTGCTTCATCATAAAATCCTTTTACATCATCGTAGTATTCAGCTACTACCCAACGGCTATTCTTAGGGAAGCTATGTGGTGCATAAGCTAAATAGCTTCCACATTCTACATCGGGCAATTTGTCTTTTACATTAAATATTTCTGTCATAATTCCGTAATTTTAAAAGATGGCTAACACCACCTAAAGTTTATAATTTTCGTTCCTCAAATTTCAATCCTTAGCTTAAACGTTATAAAACATATTTTGTAAAAGGGGCTGCCACTCATACGTTCTCACTCAATCGTTATTATAATGCTTTAAATATGGTTTTTCTTTTTTAGTACATTTCTTAATCCAAGATTTATCTAAAAATTTAATATACCTAAATTGTCTTAGCGTGTGTTGTATAACCCTGTCTTTATTTTTAGGGTCATTTAATAAACGAAAACCTCTCTTCCCCGCTTTTTCACTTGTTTTTATAGAATTATGGAATGTTTCACCATCTAATTCCCAAAAACTACTTGTATGTTCACCATAAAATCTAAAAGAACACGCTTGGTAAACAATACCCAAACCGCCACAACGCTCATCTGCAAAACTTTGAATCCATTTAATAGTTTTTAGTTTTCCTTTAATATATTTAATGGAATAACTAATTGCTTTGCTTTCTGGGTAATCACCTACATCATCAGCAATCCACATTCTATTTAATTCTAAATATTGGTTCATTTCCGTTCCCGTTACAAGGCTTCCACCACTTGCTGGGTTCATTGCATAACCATATTGTAAAACGCCTAGAAACTCACCTTTAATAAACACACCTAGATTAACATACGTTCCATTATAACATTTTTTTGAATAATGGTTTTTTATAATAGTTTCTCTTGCTAAATCTTTGTCAATTTCTTTTACATAGAAATCTTCTGTTCCATAACCTATAATGTCTTTATGTCCAAACATTGGTATTTGGTCGCTAAAAATATATCCTTTCTTACTCATACTTAATATTTTAATTTTTCAAATTAATGCCCCTTTTAAAAAAAACGTTTAATAACACCGCATATAATTCATTGGCGAAAAGCCAACGCAATCATATTCGTATCCGTTGTGCATAATACTAGGCTAGTCTTTCATTTGCTATATTATAGTAATGCTCATCTAATTCTATACCAATGTATTGCCTATTTGTTTGTTTGCTTGCTATCGCAGTACTACCTACACCTAAAAACGGGTCTAAAACTATCTCGTTTTCTTTACTACTATTTTCAATCAATACTTTCATTAAATCAATAGGTTTCTCTGTTGGGTGTATTGGCTTATTATCTTCTCCCTTTGTTTTTGTATTTGGATATTGTAATAAATCACTTGTTCCACAATTATTAATCCTTACAAATTTACCTTTGCGTAAAAACAAAATAAACTCAAATTGACTCATATATGCTTGGCTCATTATCTTATTATCCTTTGCCCAAATCATAGTTTTAACTAAATGAAAATCGGTATCATTAACAGCATCTAAAAAAGGATAAAGATTTTTATTATTACACATTATGTAACAATGTCCTGTATCTTTTAAAACCTCATAGAGTTTTGGTAGCCATTCTTTAATAGTTAAAGTGTTTTCTTTAAATACTTTCCCTTTTCTCATTTTATCGTCAAGCATCATGCCACCTGCATTAGTATAACCACCTCTCGTAGTTACTTTGTAAGGAGGGTCTGTTGCTATTAAATCAACTTTGTATTCTTTTGCTATCATTCTGTCAAGTATTTCAATAGCATTATCGTTAAATATTTTATTCATTCTATTTAATTTATTCGTTAATAATCCGTACTATGTACAACAACGTATAAAGTGAATTAAAACGCACCTTATACAATGCGTTAAAGTTTAATATATCTTAGTTGATTAATTGCTTTTACCTTCCAGTTTTTATTTTATAAGTTGTATTGCTGCGTTATATCCTTTGTTTTTCCAGTTTTGTATTGGTGTGCCATATCCATCTTTCCAGTCGTTTACAGCCCATGATTTATATCTTAGAATAAGTTTGTCTCTAACTTCCATGTATTGCTGTTCATTTAATTTGTCTTTTAAGTAAATCATAAAAGTTTCCTCACTAGGTATTTCTTTTACTTTCTTTTGTTTTACTTTACTTTGCTTCGGTGTTGGCTTAGTAATCGGCTTAGGTGTTGGCTTACTTGTACTACCACCTTTTGAGCCTCTACGTACTAAAGATAAACGGGTTTCGCAACTTGGTATAAACAATTTACCCCCCTCTTTTAAGTCTATTAATTGTGCTTTGTATAGTACATTCAGCATACTACTCAGAGTGGTATCGCATACCATCCACTTTCTACACCAAACAGATCGGTTAATTATAACCTTATTGTCTTGTAGCATTGCTAAATCTATAAGTTCTCTGTAAAGTCCTCTATGTTGTAAATCAAGTTCAAAAACTGATTCGGAGTTATTCCAATCTTTAGGAAACCAAGTATATGATATTTTTGCCATTTGTTCGTTTTTTTATTCACGTTTAAAAAAGATGTGCAGGAACGTGAACCTCGTTGAATTAAACCGCTAAGTTTAAACACATCCCAAAATTAAGTATTCTTTTTGAATTACACAACTAAAATAGCATTAATTATTATTCTAGCGTGTTGAAACTTAAAAAGGTAAATCGTCAGGCTCACCAGCAACAACTGCAACGGGCTCACTTACACCGCTCTCAATTGCTTGTTTGTCAATTCTCCAACCTACAATACTATTGAAATACTTTGATACGCCCTCTGGATTGATCCATTCGCGCCCTCGTAAATTGATACCTACTTTTACTTCATCGCCTACATTGAATTTATCTAATAAGCTGCACTTGTCTTTTACAAACTCTAAACTTAAATCCTGTGGGTACTGCTCGTTTGTTGTTACCACTAGATTACGTTTTGTAAAATCCGTTCCAAACGTTTCTACATTTCCAATTACTTTGATTTTTCCTGTTACTTCCATTTATTTATATTTAATTATTAATTTTAATATGTTTATTTAAGATAAATTTATTGCTTTTTCATACTGTTTTCTGAAAGTTCTCCATCCTGCTTTATCAATTGCTTGGTCTAAACTTTTATACCCTTTAAATATCGCAAATTTACTAAGTTCTTCTTTTGCATTAATCTTTGATGCGTAACTTTCTGTAACCTTTACTTGTCCGTTTGGAAAGCCTGCGTGAGTAAAAGGTATTTTCCTTTCTTTTAAAATAGACTTAACTTTATTTACATCATAATCGTTTATTAAAAGTGCGTGTCTATTCATAGTTTAGGTTTTTAAGTTCAAATATTAAGTATTCATTTCCTTTTTTTACTTTGACTCTTTTAGCAGTCATTTCATATATTTCTTTATCATTGAATCCGTACTTCTTTTGCAGTATGTCCTGGAGTGGTTTTATAGGGTTGTCTAAGTCGCTATTTGCTGAACTAAAACCAAACTCATAGTAAACTTTAAAAGGTGGCTTAGGCAGTTCTATATTAGGTAATCGTAATAGCATCTCTTTTTCATATCCTTTGTATTTTGGTGTCTTGAATCTTTTACCCTGCCAACATTGATTAACAGAAAGCGGTTTAATATCTATCTTCATAAGTTGCTTAAATGAATTTCTTTTGCTTTAGTGTTAAAATCTTTAGAGTCGTGACATTTATTATGGCAATCTCTACAAACTGCTATTAAGTTTTCAATGTAATCTTTTGTTTTGCTCCCTCCCATTCCTTTAGGTTGTAAATGGTGTATATCAACTGAAGGAGCACCGCAAACCTCACAAGCAATATAATCTCCTTTATCATAACCGAAATAATCTAAATATACTTTTTTGTATTTTATCATAAATATGTTTTATGTTTATCTATTTCTTTATCAATGCTGAATTTATTCTCTTTGTATTCTTCTGCGTCAGGAATGTATAAGCCTTGTTTACTTGCATAGTTTCTTATCCAACTCACAAACTTACTACAATCTTCATTTGATTGCTTAGAAGTCTCTACAAGGAATACAGAACCGCTCTTTTCGTATCTCATAAACTCACACCCACGCTTTAACATTGTTTTTGATTCTGCTAGTGTATAACCAAACTCAATAGCGAATAAGGAAATACAGACATGGAGGTATGAATTTATAGATATTGACCTGTTTGCTCCTAGTTTCTTTAACTCAACTTTGCTATTAGATAGTTTTAACTTATCAGAATAGGTATCGTATTTGTTACGGTCTAGTGAGTTGTTAAGGTCGAACTTCATTATTCTTGTGTTATGATTGCATATTGTGAGATGCTAGCAACTAGCCACCCCGCCACTCCTGACATCCACCCCACCTTTTCTTTTCTTGTTATTGCTCCGTAAAGGCACAGTAAAACATTTACACTAAATATTACTAAATTAATTTCTCTATGTGTCATTTTGTTTTGGTTTTAATTATTTTCGTTTATGTACGTGTCGCGCTCCCATTGAGCTTTTTTCACATTAGCAACTAGTTTCTTAAACGTTGTGCTATCTTCGTATAACTTAGAAGTGTCTGGAAGGTTTGCGTAACTTATTACTCTGTCAGGAAACATCTTATTTCTAAGGTATTGCTCTAGATGGTAACTTTGTTTCTTATCTTCTAGGTCTAGTACTATGGCTACTTTTTGGCTCATGCTATATCAGTTTATGTTTTTTTAAAAGTTCTTTTGCTCCTGTTCATTTATTGGCGATTGCTTCCAATGCTTTCCTTTGGTCGTCTGCCATTCTAAACTTTTCTAAAACTACTAGAATCTGTTTAGGTGTAGCGTTCTTAGTTGCTTGGAATTGCTCAAGAGTTAATGCTTCTTTGCGTGGTGCTTCTACTTTTACAGATTCTTTTTTAGGTGTTGGTGTTGGTTTAAAATCTTCGCTCTCATCTTCTCCAAAAACTCCTAACTCATAGAACCCTGTTATCTTTAAAACAGCTCTAGACATCGCTCTCTTTTCAGCCATCTCCATAACATACCAAGTGCTAGTATTTCCGTTCTCTTTCCATTTACCCTCTTTGCCGTATTGATTAGGCTTGTCAAATTTAACCCATTCTTTTACTCCATACTTAGCACTTCCAAAAGTCTCTATTACTAATTCACCTTTACCCCCTATTGCTTTAACTACGCAAAACTCTGGAGTAGATGTAATAGCCTCGTAAACAATATCTATGCTTTCATACGCCTGTATCTTATCAATACCCATTCTTGTTATAATAGTATAGTGGGCGTGTTGATACCAATCTTTTTGCGTTAATCCGTATTTCTTAATTTTTTCTGGTAATGTCATTATTGGTCAAATGTTAAAGTTAATGTAAAGTAAATTAATATTGCAACTACAATAACAATTGCTATTGTTGGTGCGTATTCTTTTAAGTGTTTTATTTGTGTAATTTTATAAGTTGGTCTTCTAATTCGTTTCTTAAAGCGGTGTCTAATGTAACTTCATTGTAAATGCTTTCTTCATCTAATATTGGTGAATAAACCTTTATTACCCCGCTTTGGTTGTGTCTTACTACTACTCCTGTGTCTAGTGTTGTTTTCATTTTATTAAAGTTTGAATCGTTTTATAAACGATGGTTAATGTTATTAATATAATTCCTGTTATTGCGATGAATTCTTTCATTTTAAAATTGGTTTTTAAGTTCTTTTTCTTTGTTCTTCTCTGTTTGATAAAGTCCTTTTACAAACTCATAAATTTGTGTCATTTGCTTAGGCTTTAATATAACCCTGTCGTTATCTGAATCGTAAGCCTCATAAGTAAAATGTGTTTTACCTGTGTTGTATTCAGCTGTTAAATAAAAGCTTGATGTGTCATACTCTAAACGTGCGCCTTGTGTCTCTTGGTGTACCGTTGCATCTTCTAATACTTGGTTTAAAAATTCTGGTTTCATAATCTTCATTTTTTATTAGTAGTTAAATAAAATTCTACTGCCATAATTATTTCAGTATTAATAGGTCGCCTATTATCTTCTGCTTTATCTGCAATCTGTTGATAAAGTTTGTCTTGGAATGATACTAATTTTTTTTTCATCTGTTTAATTATTTATTGTTACGTCAAAGATACAACATATATTTAGATATACAACTATATTTTAGTATATTTTAATTTTAGACATAAAAAAAAGCACTAAACCGTAGTAAAGTGCTTGTATAAACTTGCAATTAATTTTATTAAACTGTCTTATTCTTTAACTTTTCATAAGTACGCATACCCCCAAGTCCTAACATACCTAACAGAACAGTCATTAAATGCTCCATAGCCAACTCAGGAGGGGGTTCTATTGCTGCATCATGTAATCTTATCACCCATGCAAAAATATCTCTTAGAATGAAGTTGTATAATAAAGCAATACCACAAACCCACCCTATAAATGGTCTCCAGCCAGCAACAAAGATAGTTCTATGTGCTGCCTCTTGTTTGTTTAATCCGATTTGTGCTAACGAAGGAGTGTTTAAGATTCTCATCCTAACCTCTTCATGCGTTAGTTTCTCATCTTTAGAGGTAAACAACCTATCCGCAACATCGCCTAAAGATATAATTGTCTTTTCTGCACCTACTCCAAAAAGTTTACTAAGAAATCCCATACTATCTTTTTATAGCGTATGCTGCACCCTTACCCATCATTTTTAAAAACTCAATAACTTTCTTAAATACTCTTTTGATTGCTTTCATAACTTAATAAGTAAATACTATTTGTGAATCCCTGTTGTCTATATGGATAAAAGTCTTTGCAACCCCTACACTTAAATCTAATTCTAAAGCGTGTTTAACTATCTTCGCTCTTAACGTTCCGTTATTACATGACAAATCTACTGCACGCCCTTTTAAATGCATACTCCTAGAACTGCCGCCTACTGAATTGTTATACTCTTCGCTTCTGTAACTACTAGTAATGTGTAAAGGCTCGCTTACAAGTTCTCTAAGCACGTCTAAACGGTCTAATAGGTCTGCATCCATCTTGTTGAATACATTTTTATCACCCATTATAAACTCTGTTTCTCTAAAGTACCTCATCCTTTTAACGCTTTAAAAATGTAACCAATATACAAACAGACACCGCTCACAATACCTAAAGCAATAGTGAACCTTTTTTCTACTGAAGCTAGTTTAATATTATTTCTATGTGTTATTTCAAAAAAACCCTCTTCGCCTGTCGCATCATCTTTGAATAATTTAGAAGTAATTTTAGTCATCGACTTGTTTAACTCACTACTATTAGTTTTTATTTCTTTAATGTCTTTTTTTATGTGACCTACGTCTTCTTGTAGTATTATAAACTCTTTAGTCTCTTTTACTGTCATGTTGCGTTTTTTTATCTATTGTATTGTCGTTCCTAAATCCGCCCCTGCTCCTGCATTTAATGTTAGTTTTACTATCATAAGTTACGTTACAAAATTATTAATAGTCCACCCTCTTGTAACCAAAGTAGCTCTATCTGTTACTCCTTGCCCTGTTTCGTTATTTCTATAACTCAAATTACCATTATTAATTCCGTTAGTTACTAAATCTGAAAGCAATTTATTTGTTGCCGTTGCTGAAAAATTATTACCTTGGCATCCTAAATTGTCCAAATTCGTAAGAGGTAAAACATTCAAGTCAGGCAAGTTGTTATTACCCACAACTAAAACGGTCAAAAGAGGAGTATTAAAAATTCCTAATGTTGATATATTGTTGTCTCTAAGAAGTACTGTCGTTAAAGATGGTGAGTTAGAAATATCAAATGAGGTTAAATCGTTATCGTTTATATTTATAAAAGTGAAAGCAGTTGTATTTCCAAAAGTGACTGAACTTATATCTAAAGAAGATATGACTATTGTTGTTAAATCGTCGGTATTTTCTATTAAAATATCTGCCGTTCCTGTATTCCCACTAAAATCAAAAGTAGGGTCGTTTATAGTAGTTTTAGCAATCGTCACTCCATTGCTAACAGTCCAATCTAAAGTAGTACCTGAATTACTTATTGAATCTGGAGACCAACTTCCAGAAGTTGACGTGCTTTTTATAACCATAGATAAAAATAAAACGCTTGAAAACCTGTATGGATTTAAAATATTCATAATCGTGTGTAATATATCCAAAATTTACCACCTATTCCTGCAATAGTGCTACCTACTTGGTCAATGTCAATAGTCATTATCGCATTGGCTGCAATAGAACTATCTGATATAACTGGCGCGGTTGCGGCTGTTTCGCTGTTTGTTTCTCCTATATCAATCGATACCTTTGTACTCAATACAGAAGTGCCATTTTCGTTTAAATCAAATATTAATGTGCTTCCAGTTGGCGCAGTCTTAACATTCACTCCTACACCAGTTAAGGTGGTTGCAAAATTTGGCATTGCAAAAGTAATAACGCCAGTACCGACTACTAAATTAGAAGTTTCATCACTAAACGCAAGACCTAGAGTTTGTTCGGTAAGTGTGGCTATATTTATCCCACTGTCTTTTATAACTTTTCCAGTAGTTCCGTCAAATAACGCGATATTTTCATTTACTGAAACATTAGTCCCGAACACATTGCCTCCTGATCCTGTTGGGGGTATTGGCGAAGAGCCTCCGTGTAATTCTACTTTATCAACAAACCATCCTGGGAAGTTGTTGTAAGTAATATATTGGATAACTATCTTGTTATATTCTGCACTTTTTAACCTTTTAAACGAATCTCTGTTTATGGTTATCTTTTCATAACTTAAATTATCTCCAGTAAATCCGTTTTTACCACCATTAAAATACGTGGGTATTCCTACTCTTTTAGTTCCGTTGTAGAACGTAACCCCAATATATTGCCGCCCCATTGGTAACTTCAATTTCGACCACCAACTCAAAGCATCAATATCATCTGTATGTAATAAAGAAGTCCATGTAAAAGTCATTAAGTTCGATTGTTGCGAATTGGTCGCTTCAATGCTTTTAGTGCCGCTATAAGGATCTGCTGAAGTTACCGCTAAATCAACACCCGTTAAAGTTAAATTAAACTCTGTTGGTGCGCCTGTATCTTCATCGAACACTAAAGAACCTGTTGCTGTATCTCCTGTATTTGGATCACTTGGTGTTGTTTCAGTCGCTTTAACTAAAACTAATTTAATAGGGAAGAAATCTGAAGGGTCGTAATCTGGTGCTGCAACTAATGCTGTTGTTGCTGGTGTACCTGTAACTTTTCCAACCGTGCCATTTGCAAACGCTCCTAAGTAATCCAGCCTGTCTAGTGTTGCGTCTGCTGCGTCTAGTGTAATGTTTGCAGCGGTTGCTGTTAGTATGTTATTGTCAATATAATAAACATCTGCACTTACTAGAAATTGTAAACCCGTACCCGTCCAAATTGCACTGTAGGAAACTGGCTCACCTGTTGATTCTCCTAAGTCGTTTGCAAAATTTTGTTTAGTTATAATAACAGACTGATCTCCTGGCGTTCGTGTTAAGTCAACTACATAAAGATACGCCCCTTCTAGGAGTGTTGTTATTTGCGTTAGTACACTTGCTTTTTTACTCATTATTCTAAAATTATTCTTTCGTTATTTTCTAACAATATAAATTCTCCATTTTCTAATAAAAGGAAATTATCTTCTGATATTACAAATCCTGCATCTTCTAAATCGGTAATGAATAAGGCACTCAAAATCTCCTGCCCTTCCATTGTCAACTTGTACCCGTTAAAGTCTTGCTTACCGCTTCCTGTGACCTTTGATAGTTCTGAAATCAAACCATTGTACAATCCTACTATTCTATAATTACCATTCCTGTCTAATACAATCGCTCTGTAATCTTTTTTGATTAATTTAACTAGCTCTAAATTATCTACGATGTCAAACTTTGGTAAATCAAAACTAATATTTTGACTGTAAAATTTACCACCTCCCTCTTCGCTTTGATCTTCTGTTAAATTAGCACTAAGAACTTCAAACTTGTAAATAGTAGTCGATGGAAATGTTGTTACTACATTGGCATCTGTTATAATCTGGCTTTTGCTATATTTCACGAAAGGAAATAGATAAACCGTATCAAATCCTGCCGTACTATCTTTGCATTGCTTGGCTCTTCCAAATGTAAGTCCGCAAATCATAGTTAATCTTGTGTATTATTAACCTCTGAACTTCCAAAATACCACCCGCTTCTAACTGTTAAAGACTTGCTAGCATTTACATCATCCTGCCAAGTCTTATATTCTGTAATAACGTTGTTTCCTATCCATTTATTGAATCTTAGGATATACATTTGCGCTAAGTTGTGATATTTACCGCCTAAAAATTGTGCTTCATCTTTATCTACTACTTCAGAATCTGCTGGAGAGTGTTTAAACAGTCCGCTATTGCCTAAAGTATAACTAGAAATTTCAATGTATTCTGCCGCTGCCTCGTTTAATGTAATCGGCTGCACGTATTCTGTAAATAATGTTAGATAATCACCCGCTAAAGTGTCCGCAGTCCAGTCTGTAACTATCTTATCATACAATTCTGTACCTAGTAATGGCTCAATTGTGGTAATCATTACGTTATTTATGACAAAAGAGTACTTATCTTTGTCTACATTACCCCCTAAAATGGTGGTATTTGCTATTTGTTGCGGTGTTATAAAGAGTTTAATTGCCATAATCTATTTTAAACTGCCATGATTTGGCTTTGTTATTTCGGCTATTGATACATCTTTTGCGTTTGGAGTTCCTTTATGCTTCCATCCTTGTCTTTTAGCCTCGTTTACGTTTACAGGTTTTACATTCTGCATCGGATTACCTTTAAAAAGTTCTCCGTTTTCCTGCTCTTGTTTCTTAAAGATCCTTCTTTGCCACACGTGATAACAATTAACACCGCCAGCGTAGAGCCATATAGAATAAGAACCCCCTGTATGCGCAAATTGACCGTTTACGCCATCTTTACCCATTTTTAGTATATCTTCTTCTCTGAATACTTTACCGCTGTTAGATAGCCTCATCATTCTATTACAGAAACTTCTACTTTTCCCTTCTGGCGTTTTGCTTGTGCCTTTATCATAAGCGTATCTAACAATCCATTTATCCGTGTCTTGGTCGCTTTTAGAAGTTGCTGCTAGTTGCAAATCAAATTCAGCCCCGTCTGTTAAATCGTAACCTTCTGGCGAGTCTTGTGCGTACATTTCTAAAACGCCATCAAAGTCATCGTGCGAACATTGCACTTGGTTGCTTAACTCCGTTGCTACAGGCTCAACTACTTTAACCTCTGATAATGGTATAAACTCTAACTCTAAATTAATCCCGTACTGCGTTAGTATTGTTTCTAAAGCCTCTATGATGTATTCCTGTTTTGGTGCTATTACACGCTTCATTAGTTGTGCCTCAGCCGTGTCTAATTCGTCTGCGTTATTACCTAATCCTGTGTTATCTTTTATACCAAATAACATTGGACTTGTAACCCTGTGAGCTGTCAAAAGTTGTTGTCTACTTTCTTCTGTTAGAAATTGCCATTGTTTATGAATGTTATCATTAACAGGAAAAGGCGTTATTGTAATCTGCTCGTCTACACCGTTAAATGATATAATAAAGTCGCTTGCGTTTTCTGTACTTGTAAGTTTCTTTTTAACTTGCTTTTTAAATTCGTCTTTTTCTTCGTCTGAATATGAATTACCATCTGGAATGTTAATAATATATCCTGCACTTAATCCTTTCTGTATAGAGTTGATGTTTAGATTAGCGATTTCCTCTTCCATTTCTGCGTATGGTAAGCCTGCTAGATAATCAGGATCAGAAAAATAGTTCTTACCCGCTTTATATGGACTGATTACATACATTTCTTTTGAATGTGTACCGCTAAAGGCTGGAATTTCTACGGGTTTATATGCTGCTTGTCCTGACCTTACCCAATCCTTACTGAAAAAATAGTTTTCTATTTCGCAATCTTCATTTTCTATACTTGGTACTACTAAATTTTTTGCAATATGACTAATAGAACTTAATTCTTTTCCTTTGGTTTGTATCACCTCCATTGATGCTTCGCCAAATAACTCAAAGTCTGATATAATTCT